CCAAAATCTGCTGTTTCACAACTAGGAGTAATGTTACATACATTCTCCTCACTCATGACTTGGCATCCTTCCATATTCATTTCACCACCGCTAGACTCCGTTATAGTGGCAGGATTTCTAACTCGTCGAGTTCTCTTAGCTTGTTTTTTAGCTTTTAAATTAGCATAATATTCATCGCTTAAGCGTTTATTTTCTATAGTACATAAATAATCACGTAATTTATAATATGATCGTGAAGTAGCTAAATTACTTCTCCAATCTTTGCGACCACTTAATGTGGCCAGTGACGATCCCTGCATAAAAACAGGAATCTTTTCCGTCTCGTAAAAGACTGCCTCCGCAGAGGGCTTTTTATTAATAATATTTTCAGTAAGTCGGTAGTTTACATAACGAGTTGACTCATACTCGCCAGTATTTTATCAATATGTGGACTCACCAAAATCCGTCGTAAATACGATAATGAGGGATTGCCTCTTGATGATAAATAATAATTCCTTCGGTAATTGATATTTGATAGTATAGTACATAACCGTGTAACTAATTATTATCCCTAGATTTGGTTTAATGGACTCTTCTAAGATTGCCCAGGTGGAGATGTAACTATTCACAGTCATCAGAACTAGAATAAAGACTAGTTACTAGTTGACTGTAAGTAAGAAACAACTCCTCAAGTTTATCCTCACATTGCGACGTTTCGGTAGCAACTAGAGAAATTAACTTAGCCCGCTTAACATTGAACTCTTCTTCTTTAAAGTGGAAGAAGAGTTCCCTGTTAGCGGAAACGCAACACTCCGTAAATTGTGTTGCAGATGAAACCACCTTACTAGGCATAGACCAAAGCAGTGATTTCATGATAGAAGATTTGTCTAGTGGTGCAACCCAATGACCCAAGTCTTCCCGCCATACGAATCCCCTCTTCAGGAAAGTCATATTCTTCTTTTTAACAAAAGGTTCTAAAACTTCACCTTTTGTGGCTGATGTATACTTCATACCGTAATGTTTTAAGCAGAATTCTGCATAAGTAACATTATTGTAGTAAGGAGCAGCACTAGAAGAAAC